ATTTCCTATAATTCATCACAACCAGAACACTCTAATATCTGTTCAAACCAATCTACTCTAACAGGATTTTTACATTTTTTACATAATAAATTTCCTGTTATTTCATCAGGAATAGTTACTTCAAGTATATATTCACAGAATTTCTTATCCATTTTTCAACCATCTCCTAAAGAATAGGTATATAAAGGAAATAATATAACTTAGTTACTTATATATTTAGTGCCGTTACTCTATCTAATGATTATTATTTTCTCCTTATAACCAAATCCTTTAACCTTATTTCACTCTCAACTAATAGTTTTAATTTCCTGTTCTCATTAGCCATTTTTACCAATCCCAAAATCAGAAATATATACTATATATTGTATATAGCCATTAGTTGCTCTCATAGATATTGTGTTTAGGGCTATAAATTGTATTTAATTCCTGTTTTCATTTCCCTGTTTATAGGAATTAAATTCACATATTTCTCCCTATTATCAGGATTTACACCACAAATTTGAGAAAGTAAATTGTTTTTTATCTCCTGATTTAAAAATTCACAATATCTCCTGTTTCTATACCGACAATCAGAACATTTAGACATATAGTATCTCCTGTAAATAAAAAAATGATTTAGGGAATAAATATTATTTATCCCTTATAACCAACTTCGTTTCTCTCCTTAACTTTGATATTTAACTTGTTAATAAATTCCTGTGTTTCTGTCAGGGTTTCTTTGGAATTAAGTAATTCAGCAACTTTGTCTATTAATTCCTGTTCATCTAATTCACTTGTTGCACTTGAAACTTGGGAAACCCCAGATACTTTTTGGCTTTGTTTATTTACTTTTTTGTTATTAAATTCCTGTTCCAGAATTTCGGCATATATCTTATTAAATAATTTATATTCCTGATAAGGAATTAGTGCCTTTTTCTTAATGCAACCAGAAACTAATGTTAATAATTTCTTATATTTATTTCCTGTTGCACTCTTTATCTTATTCACTTTCTCCTGAAAGGTTTTCACTTGCTTTTCATTTAATTTATTATTTCCTGTTTTCATTTTTTTCACTTCTCCTATTATATATCTTTTGTTAAGTATTTAGTGATATAATTATGGTTTCTCCCAGAAACCTATATCATTTCTCCTTAACAATCAACCTAAATGCTTTCTCCCTTTAAATACTTTTCTCCCACTATTTAGTAAGATTTAAATTCAATAGATATACATTAGACATAAACAAACCTTAAAAATATCTATTGCCTCTTGGAGGCTGTGCTTAGTTACAATTCCAAACTATAACGATTTCCAGAAGGAAGACCTCAGCCGGGAAACATTTGGCTGGTAGCATTTATTTATATATTTGAAGTGTATAGGCCTTTAAAAATATTGTGGTATAACGGATCAAATCGTGAATAGGGGGTTTATATACTTTCCGATTGACAACAGGAGGGATTTTTTCTACTATAAAAAACTTCTCACCATATAATATAATTGAGGAAGGAAGAAATGTGCACATATCCTTTCAAATTCTTTTTTCGTCAAATATGGTGAGGCAATGCTAAGCCGGGAAGGATGGAAGGGTACATTTACTTTTGAGTATATATGGTAAAAGAAAATAAAATTTTAAAGTATAATTTGGAATCTGAGGTAGATGCTATGTTAGATAGTGGTATGAGCCTTGAACAAGTGGCTACTACCATAAAAAATAGTCATTCAGATATCATAGATTTACAAAATCTATCCTCTATGAGCATAATGAGATACAGGAATAGCAGAGATAAAAGTAAAATGGTAGAAGAAATAGGTGAAGGTAAAGATCCCGTTGATATATTCGTTAGAGAATTTAATACCAGAATGAAAGCTTTAGATAAGAAAACTGATACCCTTTATAATAAGTGTGTAAATTTATTGAATAAACTAGAGAAAGAAGATAATAGTGAACTAATACTTAAGGCTATAAGAGAAACAACAAATAATATAGACCAATCGAGAAAGAATTGGACCTCACTAGCTCAATATGGAATTAGACAAACTTCAAATATCTACAATATTAATATGAAAAAGGAGCAAAATATTAAAATTATGCTATTAGAGTGGGCGAGAGATTTATGCCCTGTATGTAGAGAAAAAATATTTAACGTATTTGAAGAGATATCTCAAACAAAAGACAAGGAGACATCTCAAGAAATTATCAAGGAGGAAAATGTAAATGCCTGAATATGTAACAATGGAGGTTCCTGGTTATAAATTAGGTAAGACTATAGAAAAATATTTAATAGAATTAGCTATACTTTTATTAATAACCGCATTAGCATGGGTTGCAGATTCTGTAATACCAGAATTAACGATAGATTATCCAGAATATGCTGGAATACTGGCTATATTAGCACCATTGATTCATGCACTTATAAATTGGATGAAGCACAGAAATGACGTAGCTACTGTACGAGTAGACCCAGCTACAGGTATTATTATAAATAATGAATAATCATACTTCGGTTCTTTTTTGATATTACAAATCCTTTGGATTCATTTTAATTCTTGAAGGGCCTTGGTATGTTTGTGATGTGAATTTGAGGAAAAAGGTGATCAAGATATGGATATAGACGCATGGTTAACCACAGCTGGAAAATGGATATTGCCATTTTTGGGATTAATTTTCTTATTCCAAAAAATACTAGGTCTTACATTCAGCTTTGGATTTAGCTTCTAGATATTAAGAAACTAAAAGAGAATGAAATAAAATGTTATATGTTTTTTTATTCTAATCGATACATGGATAAAGATATAGAGATTCTAAAATACGCATTAAAACCAGAACCATTTATTGTAGATATCCTTGGCTTACAGTGTAAGGATTTCCATAAAGAATGGTTAGATATGATAGAAAGCAGTGATTTCGTATCGTTTCAAGCTCCTAGGGATCATGGAAAGACATTTATGATTGGAGCTTATATAATTTGGAGAATAGTTACAGATCCTAATATAAGAATTCTAATAGTAACAATTAACCAAGACAAAGCTGATGAAATGATGACATTTATTCAGCATCACTTGGAAAGAAATGAAACACTAAAGCAAATCTTTGGGGAACAGAGGGGATGGAGTAGAGAATGGTCCCGTTCTACCTTAAGAGTTATGAGAGCTGGAAGTACTGGAATTGCTCATAAAGAACCTACATTATCTGTATTTGGGATAACAGCATCTATGATTGGCGGACATTATGAATTGATAGTGTTAGATGATATTATAGATCAAAAAAATACTGGAACTCCATTACAGAGAAAAAAGGTAGAAAGTTGGTATAATAATACACTCAAACCTATGAAAGTACCAAAGAAAGGAAAAATAGTCTGTATAGGGACTAGATGGCATGAAAATGATTTTCATAATTTCATAGCTAATATACCAGGTTATATATCAAAAAGATATCAAGCTATAATAAATGATGAAACCAAAGAGGTTCTCTGGCCAGAAAGATATAGCTATGAAGAACTACAAAAAATAAAAAGTCAAGGAATGGTATCGTTTGAGTTACAATATCAAAATAACATAATATCAACTGGTGAATCTCCAATAAAAATGGATTGGATACAATTAGCTATGAGTGAATATAAGAATATAATTCCCCCTTATGAAACTTTTATGGGAGTAGACTTGGCTTCTAAGGGGGAAGATTCTGACTATTTCACAATTACAGTTATAGGAATTAAAGATGGATGTGTGTATGTTCTAGATGGTATAAGAACTCATGCCTCTATGTTTCATCAATTTGAATTGATAAAATCTTTTGATGAAAAATGGCACCCATCTAAGATAGGAATTGAAGCTGGGGCTCAACAGAAGATAATAACAGATCAATTTATGGAGATGAGTACATTACCAATATTTCCTATCAAATCATCTTCTGTATATGGTAAAGACATTAGAGTTCAAAGATTATCAGTATTATTTGAAACCAATAGAATACTAATAAACCCAATATTAGCAAGTTGGGCTGATGAATTAATAATGTATCCTAGAGGAATGTATGATGATACAATAGATAGTCTCTCATTTGCTATACAAAGTTCACAGCTAGAAAATGAGAAGAAAATAGATTGGATGGAAGTCAAAAATATGTTATCCTCAACTAAAGAGACTATAATCAAGAAATCATCAGATGTTAATAAATTCTATAAAATCGTAAAAATCTAAAGAGGTGTTTTTAATTTCAACTGAAGAGATATATATAGGAGGAAAGGATATATCCAGGTATATTTCAGCTTGTTTCTTTTCTTTAGGAAAGGAGAAAACAATTAAAATTGTAGCAAGAGGAAATAATATTAAGAGAGCTCTGGATGTATTAGCTATCCTAGTTAGAGATTATTTGGATAATCCAGAATACACAGTAAAGGTCGGTAGCGAACCTTTTGAAAATAGAAATGTAACTACCGTAGAAATACTATTATCTGGAACTAAAAAAGGCTCCATAGAAAGAAAAAAGTCTTAATTTAATAATAAAGTGAATACTAATGGGAATGAAAAGTTCATTAAGAAAGTTTTTAGGTTTTCCTAAAAAATCTATCTATTTGCTAGATGATGGTAGACCTAAAACTATAATAGCAACAGGTAAAACCCAAATGGGAGGGATGTCCTCCCCAGAAAGAAGTGAGAGCCTTCTTAAGAAATTTTGGGATTATTATGAAAATGAGAATACAGTATTTGCCGCAATCCAAACTATAGCATGGACTACAATAATGGTAGGCTATAATCTAACATCAAATGATTTAAAGGCTAAGGAACTAATACAAAAATATCTAGACTATTTGGATATAGATTTATTGCTACTTGATAATGTTATTTACGCTTTAGTATATGGGGATGCTTTTATAGAAATAGTCAAAAACTCTAACAATAAGATAACATCTCTTAAAACAGTGGATCCAATTACCATGGTTATCAACACCGATAAATTTGGAATTATAACAGGATATCAACAAAAAATACAAGGAATATTACAAAAAACTATTTTGAAACCTGAAGACATTATTCATATAAAATTCTTTACCAGATCAAAAAGTCCTTATGGAATATCATTAATACAACCTTCAAAAGGGACTTTAGATAGGAAAATAGCCACTGATGAAGCTATAGCAAATGCTATTATAAGACATGGATGTTACGATGATAAGACAGAAATACTTACTAAAAATGGATGGAAGTTATTTAAGGATTTAGCAAAGAATATTGATGAAGTAGCTACTTACAATCCAGATAAAAGTTGTTTAGAATATAAAATTCCAAAGGAATATGTAGAATATGATTGGGATGGGAAACTTGATAAATATGAGACTGATTATATAGACCTATTAACCACCCCAGACCATGAACATTATTGGAAATTTAAGCATCGATTTGATGGGAAAGAGTATTGGACAGATTACAAAAAGACTAAAAATAGAGAAACAAGTTGTTTTAAATTTAAAACCTACACAGAGAATTTCATTGGGGAATTATCTGAATTACCAAAGGAATTTTCTGGATGGTCATATGATCAATACATCAAGTTATTAGGATGGTATCTTTCAGAAGGATCTCTACATCATGATAAAGAGATAATAATACATCAGAATGAAAATTCAAAACATTATTTAGAGCTAGATGAATTTATGCATACTCTTCCTTTAAAATGTAAAGATTATCATAGATTCAGAGAAAATGCAACAGGGTATTCTCATGAATTTAGATTATATAGCAGTGAACTCTGTAAATATTTTAAGCAATTTGGAAAGCACGATAAAAAATTTATTCCAGTAGAAGTTAAGAATTATCCAAGGAAACATCTTAAATTATTATTAGACACTTTATTAATGGGAGATGGACATAAAGTTAGTGATACTGAATATTATTATTATACAACATCAAAGCAATTAGCGGATGATGTCCAAGAGATATCAATTAAATTAGGGTATTCAACTACAATTAAATTTAAAGAGTCTACAAATGAAAAATGGAAAGATACTTATGATGTTAGGATAAGAAAAATACAAGGGATGGAACCAATATTCTATAATCATTTGATTGAAGAAGAATATTATAAAGGAAAGGTTTATTGTGTTTATGTTGATAATCACGTATTCTTTGTTAGAAGAAATGGCAAAGTAATATTATCAGGTAATACTTCTAAATATCTAGTTAAGGTTGGGACTGAAGAAGAATTCCCTCCACCGGAAATATTTACAGATATTAAAAATGAACTAGAAGATATAACATACATTAATGAGATTATAGTCCCAGGATTAGTGGATGTAAAAGCTATAGATGAAAAGGGAGTAGCTGGTGTAGAAGAATATTCAGGAACATTTCTACAACAATTAATTACAGGCTTACTCTGTCCTCCAGAAGCTTTAGGAATGGGAAAAGGTTCCACAGAAGCAACTGCATCAGTTCGTCAAATGCTATATGAGAGAATGATAAGAACATTCCAAATTAGAATAGCTAATCTTTTAAGATTAGAAGTATTAAACAAGATATTAGCACAGAATGGATTTGAGCCCAATTTAGTTAAAATAAAATTTAATTCAGTTACCGATGCTGATGAAGCTGTAAAAGCAAAATGGCTTGGGGACCTTTTAAGGGGATATGACCCAAGACGAGGAGAGGAGAAACCATTTACAATTGATGAAGTTAGAGCTATGTTTGGGTATGGTCCAAAAGAAATTGGACATGATAAGGAGGTACCAACTCCTCAAGAAGAGCCCAATGTTGAAAATGAAGAGAATGTTGATGAAGAAAAATATCCACAACCCCATAGTTCCTCTAAACTACAACGCAAAAGTTCTAACAAAAAGCACAGACGTAAGAATATATAGAGAAGCAATACTATTAACTCCCGGTGAATATACCGATTCTATGTCTAGCTATCCAGTATATTATACAGAAGATAATCTCAAAAAAAGTGCAGTAAATTGGAAAGAAAATTATCTCAATATAGATCATTCTTATGAGGTCCTTAAACGACTTGGTTTTGTAAAAAATACTTACTATAGAGATAAAAGTCTTAGAGGAGATTTATATATATTTCCTATAACTCAAACAGCTAGAGATGTCATTTCTCAAATAGATGCAGGAATGATTAATTGGTTATCAGTTGAAATTATGTCCAATGATTATTGGGATTCAAATATCAATAAAAAATGTGCTGGTGATATAGAATATATAGGAGCTGCTATTGTAACTATGCCAGCTGATGCGAAAACCCGTATAATAGAAAATGGACCAGCTCCGAGGAATTATGACTGAAACAAAGATAGTTTGTTCATTTTATAAAAAATGTAAAAATTATAATAAGGAATGCTATCATTGTAGATGGAATGCATCTATTGATATTTCAGATTTTCTTATAATGGAAACTAAAGACGGAAAGATTATTAGATTTCTATGAAGGATAAGCCTTTATTAGTAGCTGGGTGTCCACTTTGCGATATATTCCTAGATAAAAAAGTAAGAACTAAACTCTATTGGCCTAATAGTGAAAATGATATATTAGATTCTGAATTTATCATAATAGATTGTGAAACCTGTAAAATTCCAATGCTAGTATTCAAAGATCATACCCCAAATATAAGTAAAGAAACTTGGGGTAGGATATTATATAGATGTAGAAATGTTTTTGGAAACAATATAACACTAAGAACAAAAGCAAGAAGAATATTTGATCATTTCCACTGTCATATAATTATAGAAGATAAATATGGAAAATAAACAGCTATTAAAAACAATAGAAATAATATGTTATTGGGTCCTTTTTGCTCTGGGCCTTTATTATGTAATTACAGAAGTGGTAATATAGATGCCAACTAAATGCGGTAAAAGAGATTCAAAGGGAACTTATTGTCAATGGGGAAATTCTGGAGCACATTATTATTACACCCCAGGAGATGAAGAGTCTATGAAGCGAGCAAGATCTAAGGCAGATAAACAAGGACAAGCAGCACATGCTAGTGGATATAGAGGAGGTGAAGATGAAATGAATGAATGCCCAGAATGTGATTTAAAAGCTCTTCCAGATGTTAACCCAAATGAAGATGAACAAACATATGTATCTAGATGCATAAAATTTGAAACAGAAAGAAGTCCAGATAGAGATTCAGAACAAATCCAAAGAATGTGCTATGAAAAATATAGAGAAGCTACAGGTGGGAAGAAACCATCTGGTGTTAAAAAAGATATAATGAAACAGATTAAATCTGAATTGGAACAAATAAAAGCAGACCTTGAAGAATTGAAAAAGAGTCAAATAAAAAACTAGCACTGACCCCAGACTATTATTCAACTTCTAAGCCATATTACAGATTCGAACTTAATCTCTTGAAAGAAGAATTAGAATCAGCTGGATGGTCTGGGAAGAAATTATTAATTGACCCTAAATGTGATGGTCTTAGATTATCCCTTGGAAAAATAAATGGAGAGCCATTCACTTACGTTGACCCAGAACTATTAAAAAAGAAATCTCCTGACATTTCAGGAAGACTTCCCCTCATAATTAAGGAACTAAACAACATACCTGATAACACTATTCTGGATGGAGAATTTATAGCAGTAAAAGGAGATGAGATTCTCCACAGAACCACTGCAAATTCTCTATTGAATGCAACTAATTTCCCTCCAGAAAAACTGGCTGAATTTGCAAACATATTTGTATTCGACATACTCGTCTTTGAAGGACAAGATATCAGAAATCATCCTCTACATGAAAGAGTAGAATATCTACAGCGAATACAACCAACAGAACATATTTGGATAGAAAAACAGAGCTCAGACTCCTTTCTAGTAGATGGATCTGACCTCAATGAAATAAATGAAATTATAGATAGGATATTAAGTAATAAAATTGGTAGACCCAAATATCTTTCTGAAGGAGTGATGATAAAGGATATCAATCATCAGTATGAAACTCCACAAAATAAGGGATGGGGGAAATTAAAGAAATTCTATGAGATTGATGCAATCATATTAGAAAAATATCTGGTTAAAAATAGTAAAGACACATTTAATTTTCTTATTGGAATAGATATTTCTGAGGATTATGCCAAAAATATTATAAATGTTGGAACTTCTGAGTGGTATAATTCTATTGGTGTAATTAGAGATAATAAATTTTATAGAGGTAAAGATGCAATTCTCACCTGAAATTAGAAAAATAATAAGTAATAAGAAAAAACAATGGTGGAGTGAGCATCCAGAAGAAAAAATCAGGGTTTCAACAATTCATAAATTTCATAAAAAAATAAATAAAACAAGATTTTGTAAGTATTGTGGTAAAGAATTTCAATATAAACAGAAATCCCAAAAATATTGTAGTCCAGAGTGTGGATTTAAAGGAAGAGATTTCACAGGGAAAAATAATCCAAATTATAAAGGTAGCTATGGAATCTGTAAATATTGTGGTGGTTCTCTTCCAGATTTAAATCATAAAACTTATTGTTCAATGAAATGCATGTCCGAAGATTATAAAGAAATACTATTACAAGAAAATAATCCTCATTGGAATGGTGGTAAATCAACTTTCTACGATTCAGAAGAATGGGAAAAAATAAGAAATGATATTTGGATTAGGGATAATTATACTTGCAAATTATGTGGGGCAAAAGGAAAAATATGTGTTCATCACATAGATAAAAGAAATTTAACATTTGATGATTCTCCAAATAATTTAATTACACTTTGCTGGTCTTGTCATCATAAATATGAAAATAAACCAGAGGTCTTTGATGGCATCCGATAGATGGGTAATGATACTTGGTAAATCTGATAATGCAAAGCCAAAAGAAGAAATTAATAAAGGTGATATAGTGAGATTTCTTACTGAAGAGGTATTAAAGACAGAAAATCCTAAATTCCAGAATTATCCAAGATATTCTACTTATATATCAAGATATGCTGAAAAGATTCCAGAAAAAAATATATCAGACTCTTTAGAAGTATTAGATAAACTTTCACAATTCCAACCAAAAAGAATGCCAATAGAAGAAATTACTAGAATAGAGCAATCTGTAATGAATCCAGATCTACAACAAGAACAGATAGGAGATTATAAACCATCCGGGCATCACGCACCTCCAAATGAAAATCTACCAGGTGAGGAAGTTGTGGAATCTAGATTAATGACAGTAATCAGTGAACAAATAGATAGAGAATTAGTTGAAAGAGAATTAAGAGATCTTTCTTATAAATATCCAGCATCAATAGCTGACATAATGAGACTAGCAGAAATAGCTAAAGAAGAAATCCAAGAATGGGTTAATAAAAAAAGAATACCTGGAAAAATTTATAAAGAACTAGCTAAACCAGGAGAACCTTTACCTAAAAGTTTGTATGTAGATCAAAAGAAAGGAGAATTTTGGGCTCAACTTCACATTAGATCCATTACTCCAGAGCAATATGAATCAGTAAAAAGTGGAAAAACTCCATTGTGGAAAGTTCTAATAGGAAATTCTTATCACACTGATATAAGATGCAATTTTGAAGATTTGCCAAAATTAGTTCAAGTTGTTGTTACAGAAGAAAATATTCAAAATATGATTAAAACATTTAAAGGGGAAAGGAGAGAAACAGCGGGAGGAATAAATGTCAGCCATTCGATGGTAGTATCAAAACCTTCTGGAGAACCGCCAGGATATATTAAGAAATCATTAGATGAAGAAACTATACCAGCATTAGATGAGGAAGGAGCCAAGATAGCAGCTTCATTAGATTTAGGAGAATCTAGCTATTGGATTCAACCTGGGGGAATAGGAGCAACAGCTAAAGATTATGCTTATATGATGCATATTTGCTCCGGTAAAATAATAGAGGGAGTCGTTAGAGACGATTTAAAAGAATGGTTCTTATATAAAGAAAAGGCAAATGATGATATATTAAATGGAAAATTCACCATAAAGTGTCTAAATGATGGGACTAGAAATAGATTTGAAATTTGGAAATCTATTAGCAATCCACTTCCACTTGATCCTATAATGCATAGCTGTACAGATTCTCACTGGCTAATACCATCAGAAGATGTTAAAGGAATTGGGCGAGAGGTATATAGAAATGATAGCCAGGAACTTTATAAAAGGAAATTATCATGAAAACATCCATAAAGATATGTCCACAATGTAAACAAGAATTTTCTATACCTAGAAGGCATCTAGCATTGAGAAAATATTGTAGTCGTAAATGTTATTGGGAGTCACTTAAAACTCCATGGATTAATAAAATTTGTCAATATTGTGGAAAGGAATTTTCTTGGCATCCAAAACATAAGAGTAAAATTGGTAAATATTGTTCAAATGAATGTAGTAGAAAAGCTAATCCACCTCCAGTGAGATATGGACCTAAAAATAATAGATGGAATCCAAATTTAACAGACGAGGACAGGAATTTTTATAAAACTACATATTGGAATAATATTTCTAAACAGATATTAAATAGGGACTATCATACTTGTCAACTTTGCGGTGAAGAGCAACCGATGCTAAATGTTCATCATAAAATCTTAAAATGTGAAGGTGGGGATGAGTCTTCAGACAACCTCATTACACTTTGTATATATTGTCATAGGCAAGTTCATGATAAAAATCTTAATATCGATGCTTGTTTAAAAGAATTTAATAATAGATACAAATATTTAGAAAGTAAATTAAGATAATGTTATATGTTAATAGAGAGAGGGAATTATGAGTCTAACTAAATTATGTAGTTGTTGTAAAACTGAATTTTTAACTACTCAGTTTAATAAAGACAGACATAAATCAGATGGTTTAAGAATTTATTGTAAAAAATGTGATAGATTAAAAAGTAACAGTTATTATAATAATTTACATCCAAATAAAAGAATTTCTAAAAAAAAATATATTGGTAATTATGATGAACGCCAAAGACAGGCAGTTAAAACTTATAGAGAAACTGAAAAATATAAACTTAATAGAAAAAAATATAAAGAGAAAAAATATGTTAAAAAATTAATTTATGAGTCAGTTCAAAAATGGAGAAAAAATAATCCAGATAAAATTAAAAAATATGACTCCCAAAAAAATTCTAGAAGAAGAAAATATTTATTTATAGAATTATTTGATAATTTTTATCCGTCAGAGATTGAAATTGATTACCATCATATTAATGATATATTAGTTATACCTATACCAAGAAAAACTCATCTTTCGTTTTCTTGTAATAATAAGGAAAAACATAGAGAATTATGTAATAAATGGATTGATAATCTATTTAATGTTAGTAATATAACAGGTGAATAAGATGAGTTTGATCGGCGGTTATAGAGCATCAGGCCCCACTAGCGTATCCGGTAGTGTATTTTCATCTACTATAATTAATTTTACTGGTTTTAAACCCAGTTCGATGACAAATGGAAATGCATTAGCTGTATGTATGTTTAAATGGGATCCAAGTGCTAATATGTGGGTTCCTTATACGGGATAATTATGGATATAGATTCATTTGTATCTGCAATTGGAGTTTCTATATCTATTCTTGCTTTCATCTATCTAATAATTAGAAACAAAATAAATGACCTAATAATATTTAAAACTGATATTGAAAAAAGAATTACATCACTAGAAACAAAGATTACTCCATTCTGGAATTGGGTTGATAGGGAATTACCAAAAATTTTACATTCCCCACATAAAGTGGAATTGGATAGTTTATTGGAAAAATATGAAAAAAAATCCTTAATGAATGCCAATGAACTAGAAAAGCTAAGATGTTTGATTAATGATGAAATCCATCATTCAAATAAGGATAAAATATTATTATATGTTTTATTCTTGAATAATCTAGATAATTATATAGAAGAGAGAGGAAAGAAATAATGGAACAAATATTATTATTTTCAGAGGTTTGTGTATTCGTTA